ATGATGCCCGAGCCGCCCGATGCTGCCCTGCCGTTGCCGGGCCTGGAGGACCTCGCGGGCAAGCGCGCGGTCTCCGATCTCGAGCGGGGAGTGCGCCGCACCCTGGCCGAGCTCGCACGTCTCGGGAAGCTCGAGGAGGTCCACGCCGGCTACACCGCGATCGCGGTCGCTGCCGCCCAAGAGGCAGCGCGGAAGTCCGCGACCGGTCGGGGCTCGACCTGGAGCAACGACGTGCGGGTCCTCGTCGAGCTGCTCGACGCGCTGACCGGTGCGGGCGAGGCCGGCGACGACTTCGAGGAGCGGATGCGGCAGAAGATGGCCGAGTGGGAGGCCGAGCTCGCCGGCGAACAGCCCGGCCCGGGTCCGCAGTGAGCGCCCCGGCCGGCGTCGATCGCTCACCGCTCGAGGCCGGCTTCTATCGCGAGCACTGGGGCGACATGCCGCCCCCGAAGTTCTCCACCCCTCGTGACTTCACCGCGCCGACCCTCGGCAGCCGGCAGGCCGCGTTCGCGAAAGTGTGGCTCGGGCAGCCGTTCATGCCGTTCCAACGCTACGTCGCCGACGTCGCCGGCGAGCTGCGCCTCAACGACGCCGGCCTGTGGGTGCCCCGCTACCGCACGGTCGTCTACGTCGCCCAACGCCAGGTCGGCAAGTCGCACCAGTCGATGGCCCGCAAGGGCGAGCGCTGCTTCTCCAACTCCGGATGGAAGAGCTGGTACACCGCCCAGACCGGTCAGGACGCCCGCGACCAGTTCCTCAAGTTCTATGACGACAACATCGTGGCCAAGCACGCCCCGCTCGAGAACGTCGTGCAGCTCAAACGCGGCCGCGGCGAAGAGCTGCTGGTCTTCCCCAACGGGTCCTTCATCCGGCCCCACCCGCCCACCGAGGCGAAGCTCCACGGCAAGCAGTCCGACGACAACGACGTCGACGAGGCCTGGGCCTTCACCAAGGAGGAGGGCGAGGCCCTCGTCCAGGCCGGCGCCCCGACCAAGCTGACCCGCCCTCACTCCCAGACCTGGATCATGTCCGCCGGCGGCACCGCGGAGTCCACCTGGCTCGCCGAGCTCGTCGCCAACGGCCGTCTCGGCGCCGCCCCCACCGTCTGCTTCATCGAGTTCGGCATCCCCGAGGGCGCCGACGCCGAAGACCTCCAGCTCATCGCCGCCTACCACCCCGCCTACGGCCACACCGTCACCATGGACGCCCTGATCGGGATGCGCGCCGACTTCGGCTCCGACGCCGCCGGCTGGGCCCGCGCCGGTGGCAACGTATGGACCGAGGCCATCGGCGGCGCCATCCCCACCAAGCTCTGGCAACACCTCGGCTGGTCCGACACCATCCCCGACGACGCCCCGATCGCGCTCGGCGCCGCCCGCGCAGCCGACGGCACCCAAGTCGCCATCGCCGCCGCCGCCCGCCTCGAGGACACCATCGTCGTCGAGATCCTCGACGTCTTCGCACCCGCCCGCGACTCCGCCGACCGCCTCAAGACCTGGGCCGCCAGCGACACCCTCGCGATCGCCCGCAACGGCCCCTCGGCCGGCCTCGCCTCCAAGCTCGAAGCGCTCGGCACCAAGAGCCTCCACCGACTCGCCAGCCAGGAAGAGGCCGCCGCCGTCGCCAACTTCCTCGACGCCCTCGACGTCGAGACCTACAAACGCGACCCCACCACCGCCCGACCCACCATCCGCTTCCGACCCCACCCCGACCTCGACGCCGCCGCCAAGGTCGCCGGCGTCCGCTCCGTCGGCGACGGCGGCCAAGCCTGGGCCCGCGTCTCCGCCACCGCACCCATCGCCACCCTCGAAGCAGCCTCCAACGCCGTCTGGGCCCTCGACCACCAACCCCGATCCCCCGGCAAACCCCGCCTCATCACCACCCACCGCTAGGTCTCGACGACCCCTGGAGGTCTCGACGACCCCTGGAGGTCTCGGCGACCCCTGGGGTCTCGGCGTGTCGGAACGGCGGATGATTCTGCATTGCGGCATAGTGCCTGGCGTGGGTTTCTGGGCGCGGGTGTTAGGTCTGCCGTCGACGTCGACGGGTGGGCCGGTGTTTGCGACGTCGGTGGACTCGGGTGTGTTGTACGGGACGCCGACGCTGGATGACTACGTGTTCGGTCGGGTGGGTCGGATCAGCCGGGCCGAGGCGTTCCGGGTGCCGGCGGTACGTCGGGCCCGGGACCTGATCGCGGGTGGGATCGGGAAGTTCCCGCTGCGGCTGTATGACCCGGCCGGGAAGGTCGTGCCGGGCTGGTCGCTGCTCGAGCAGCCCGAGGCCGGGATCGCCCGCCCGGTCTCGGTCACCCGGCTGGCCGAGGATCTCCTCCTCGACGAGCGGGCCTGGTGGCGGATCACCCATGTCGGCTGGCACGGCAAGCCGGCCGAGGTGCTGCGGCTGCTGCCCGAGACCGTCACCGTCCAGCCCCGCCGGGTGACCTACCCCGAGGGCACCGCCGAGGTGTGGCCCGACGTGGCGGGCCTGATCCGGTTCGACTCCCCGAACCTCGGCCTGCTGGAGAACTCCCCAGCGATCCGGGCCTGTGTGGCGTTGGACCGCGCCACCTTGAACTACGCCGACGGCGCCCCGCCGCTGGACTACTTCACTCCCGCCGAGGGCGCCGACCCCGTCGACGACGACGACGTGGTCGAGATCCTCGACGGCTGGGCCGAGGCCCGCCGGCAGCGGTCCACCGCCTACGTGCCCGCAGCGTTGAAGTACAACTTCAACGGGTTCAACCCCGAACAGTTGCAGCTCGCCGCGGCCCGCGAGTTCGCGATCACCGAGGTAGCCCGGTTGACCGGCATCGACGCCGAAGACCTCTCCGTCTCGACCACGAGCCGCACGTACTTCAACGCCCAGGACCGCCGCCGGCAACGCATCGAGGACGTCCTCGGCTCCTACATGACCGCGATCGAGGGCCGCCTGTCCATGGACGACGTCACCCCCCACGGCTACACCGTCGGGTTCGACACCTCCTCCTACCTCCGCCTCGACGACGCTGAGGCCGCCACCGCCGACGCCACCCTCATCGCCGCCCGCGTCCTCGACCCCGCCGAGGCCCGCGCCAAACGAGGCCTCGACCCCGACACCACCCCCGCCCCCGCGCTCGCCGAGCCCAAGGAAGAGGCCAACGCATGACCGACACCTCCAACCGCGAGGAGACCCGATGACCCGCCAGCTGCTCTCGTTCGACAACCCGGCCGGGCCGCGGTTCAAGGTCGACCAGCAGTCCCGCACGATCACGGGTCTCGCGGTCCCGTTCGGTGTGGTCGGCAACAACGGCACCGGCGGCTACCGGTTCTCCAAGGGCACCCTGGACTGGTCCAAGGTGAAGTACCTCACCGACCACGACTGGGCGGCCGCGGTCGGCAACGTGAAGTTCACCGAGACCGACGAGGGCCTCGAGATGGTCGCGAAGATCGCCCGCGGCGCCCGCGGCGACGAGGTCCTCGCCCTGCACGAGCCCGACCCCGACACCGGCGAGGCGGTCTACGACGGCCTCTCCATCGGCCTCGACGACAACAACGCCCGCTTCGACATGGGCGAGGACGGCGTCTACGACTGCCTCTCCGCGACCGTGATCGAGGTCTCGGGCACCCCCAGGCCGGCGTTCAAGGACGCCCAGGTCCGCAGCGTGACCGCCAGCAACACCCCCACCACCAGCAAGGAGAGCAACACCATGGAGAAGTGCGTCAAGTGCGGCCACGTCCACGCCGCCGGCGTGGTCGAGTGCACCACCGTCCCGGCGTTCACCAAGGACGCCGGCGACAAGCTCATGGCCGACGTCCAGTCCCTGACCGAGAAGATCGCCGAGCTGGAGAAGGTCAAGATCCCCATCGGCCCCGGCCCCCAGATGCAGGTGACCGAGGAGCCGATCTACCGGTTCGCCGGCACCACCCCCGCGCCGTCCGGGCACGACTTCGCCACCGACCTCCTCGCCGCCGGCGTGAAGGGCGACGCCGCCGCGCTCGAGCGGCTCCAGAAGTTCACCACCGAGCGGCTCGGCCAGCGGTTCGCCGACCAGCCCACCACCACTGCCGACACCGCGGCGGTCAACCCCTCCCAGTACCGGCCCGACATGTTCCTCGGTCAGGCCCCCACCCCGGCGTCCCCGCTCTACGACTTCTTCCACAAGGGCGGCCTGTCCAACGTCACCCCGTTCTTCTGGTCCAAGCTCGACCGCGCCAACACCGACATCGGCGTGGCCGACCACACCGAGGACACCGACCCCGAGGACCGCGACCTGGTCACCGCCGCCGGCGCGACCGTCACCCCGACCCCGGTGTCCGGGAAGGTCCACATCACCCGCGAGGTCGGCGATCAGGGCGGCAACCCCCAGGTGAGCGGGCTGATCTGGGCCGAGTTCGAGCGGTCCCTGTCCATCGCCTTGGAGTCCAAGACCGCGGCCCTGGTCAACGCCGCCGCGGTCACCGAGCTCGGCGGCGCGATCGCCGCGGGCAGCACCGACGGCGCCGCCGCCGGCCGGATCGTGGAGGCCGGCCTCGTCGGCCTCCAGTTCCTCGCCGACGGGTTCCGGTTCACCCGCGCGTTCGGCCACATCGACCTCTACAAGCTGCTCGCCGCAGCCGAGAAGGGCGACAACAACGCCGACAAGCTCTACCCGATCATCAACCCCCAGAACGCCACCGGGCAGGCCGCCTCCAAGTGGTCCTACCTCGACATCGGCGGCTGGTCCATGTTCCCCGCCGCCAGCCTCGGCGCGACCAACGTCAACCAGAAGTCCTACGTGGCCGACCCCGGCGCCGTCCACGTGTGGAACAGCGGCCTGCAGCGACTCGACAAGCTCTCCGAGACCGTCGCCGGCTGGGACCTCGGCTGCTTCGCGTACTTCGCCGGCATCGTCTACGACGTCACCGGCCTCCGCAAGATCACCTACGACGTGACCGCATGAGCACCCGCAAGCCCAAGCGTCAGCGTCACGCCGTCGGCGACGACGTCGCCCTCGAGGGCCACTGCATGGTGGCCTTCCCAGACGGGTCCGTCGTCACCGCCTCGAGGTCGATCAAGCTCGTCATGGACGGCGACTACCGACTCATCTACCCCGACCGCGAGATCACCCTCACCACCAAGCCCGCCCGCCGCGGGCCGACCAAACCGGCGGGCGACGAGCCGGCGGGCGACGAGCCGGCGGGCGACGAGCCGGCCGTGTGATCCCTGGCGAGGGCCCGGAACNNGGCCCGGAACCCCACAGTTGTCCGGGCCCTCGCCAGTCCCCGCCCCCTGACCCCCGCTCGAGAGGAGACCCTGATGGCGACCGATATCGCGGCCGCGGTGACCGGCTACCTGGCCGCCGGCGGCTCGGTGTGGACCGAGCAGGAGATCTCCGCCGCGCTGGCCGCCGAGCAGGCCGCCCAAGCCGCCCGCTGCCGTGTCCCCGCCGAGGACGACGACTGGCCGGCCGACCTCCTCGAGGCGCTGTGTCGCCGGGTGGCGCACAACCTGGCCCTGCGTGGCCTCCCCCTCGGCGTGCAGGCCACCATCTCCGAGGCCGCGGTCGCGCAGACCCGGGTCGCGGGCACCGACGCCGAGGTGGCCCGCCTCGAGGCCCCCCACCGTCGTCTGGTGGTCGGCTGATGAGCGTACGCGACGACCTCGCCACCGCGGCCTCGAGCGTGGCCGACGTCACCGTCACCGCCTACTACCGCCAGTCCCTGCGCCCCGGGCACGGGTTCGTGAAGTGGAACGGGCACACCCCCTCTCGCAACGGGTTCGGCTACATGGCGTCCTGGCAGGTCTGGATCGCGGTCCCCCAAGACGTCAAGGCCGCCGAGCAGTGGGTCGAGGCCCACCTCATCCCGCTCCTGGACGCCCTGGCCGACGAGCTCACCATCACCGCCGCCCAGCCCCTCGAGTTCCTGCTCGACGCCCAGCCCGTCAACGGACTGGTCATCACCGGCGCCCGCGGCGCCGACTTCTAGAAAGGACCCACCCATGGCCCGAGTCACCCCCCGGCTGATCGCCCTCGAGGTCGACGGCGAGGACCGCTCCGACGAGATCTCCAAGGCCTTCGTCAACTCCGCCAAGGCCGAACGCGACTTCATGTCGTTCACCGAGGCCCGCGGCGCCGGCGCCCGCGACTACGTCTTGGCGATGACCATCGTCCAAGACCACGCCTCCGACACCTTGTGGGACCTGATCTGGACCGGGTCGGGCACCGAGGTCGCCGGCGTCTACGCCCCCTACGGCAACGAGGTCCCCACCGAGCCGCAGCCCCACTACGAGATCACCGCGGTGGTCTCCGAGCCCGAGGGCACCCTGATGGGCGCCGAGGCCACCGACTCGGCCTCCGCGGTCGCCTCGATCGACGTGGAGTGGCAGCTGACCGGCAAGCCCGTCAAGATCACCGCGGCCCCCTGATGGACTCGGTGAGCATGCGGGTCGACGGCCTGCGCGAGACCACCCGGGCTCTCGCGCAGGCCTCGGCCGCGCTCACCGACCTCGACCCCATCACCGCCACCATCGCCGGCCACGGCGCCGACGTCGGCCGACCCCTGACCCCGCGCCGCAGCGGCGTCCTGGCGGCCACCGCTGGCGCCGAGCACGACCACACCCGCGCGGTCGTCAGCTGGGGCGGCCCCCGCGCCCCCTACGCCGGCCCGATCCTCGGCGGCTGGCCCCGCCGCCACATCCGCCCCGCCACCACCCTGACCCGCACCACCACCGCCCTCGAGCAAGACGCCCCCCACCTCCTCGAGGACGGCCTGGCCGAGGCCCTCCACAGAACAGGACTCCAATGACCACCACCCCCGCCCCCGCTGAACCCGACGTGCTGCCGACTGTCGACGAGCTCCGCTCCCGCAAGGCCATGGCCGCCCAAGCCGTCTACGACTCCCTGACCCGCTGGGACGAGCTGGCCATCAAGAAGGCCTTCGGCGCCGACCCGCTCGAGCTCACCGAGTCCGACCGCGCCGGGTTCGCCCGCGCCCTGATCTTCACCGACCTACGCCGCCACGGCTACACCGACAAGGACGCCCGACAAGCCTCGTTCGACATGCCCAACGGCGCCGTCAACGACTACTTCGCACCCGACGAGGAGGACGAGCTCTCGGGGGAAGGCTGAGCCGCCTCGAGGCGGCCGACGCCCTCGCCCTGTTCTGCCTGGCCACCGGGCAGACCCCCGAGGTCTACCGCAGCCTGACCCGCCTCGAGCGCGACCGATTCGTCCACCACGCCCGCACCGCCGGCCTCATCAAGTAGCCGGCCCACCCAAGAGGGGAGCCCGACCGTGGTCAAGCCGGTCAAGATCGAGGTCCTGGTCGACCCCAGCGACGGCGTCGCCGGGTTCGACAAGGTCGGCGCCGCCGCGGTCGACGCCGCCCGCGACTTCGGCAAGGCCGAGGACGCCGCCAAGCGCACCAGCCGCTCCATGGACGGCGCCGCAGACGCAGCCGGCGACACCGCCTCAGCGTCCTCCCAGGTCGCCGGCGCCTTCGGCGACATCGGCGGCTCGCTGGCCACCATGGGCTTCATCTCCGAGGGCACCGCCTCCCAGATGGACATGATCGGCCAGTCCATCATGGGGGTCACCGGCGTCGCCGACCTCGCCGAGGTCGCCATGGGCAAACTCAAGATCGGCACCATCGCCACCGCCATCTCCCAGAAGGCAGCAGCCGCCGGCTCCAAGGCCTGGGCCGCCGCCCAGTGGGTCCTCAACGCCGCCCTGTCGGCCAACCCCATCGGGCTCCTGGTCGTCGGGCTGGCCGCCGCCGTGGTGGCCATCACCATCGCCTACAAGCGCTCCGAACGATTCCGCGCCATCGTCAACGCCGCCTTCACCTCGATCCGCAAGGTCGTCGCCAACGTCCTGCCCGCCGTCCGCAAGATCGTGACCGCCGTGTTCGGTGGCATCAAGATCTACTTCACCACCGTCTTCCGGGTCTACCGCGCCCTGTTCGTCGCCGCGTGGACCGCCGTGAAGACCGTCACCCGCGGCGCCCTGGCCGGCGTGAAGACCCTCGTGGTCAAGCCGATGACCGCGATCGTGGACTTCATCCGCGGCATCCCCGGCAAGATCACCGCCCTCGGCTCCCGGTTCAAGGCCGCCGGCACCGCCATCATGAAGAGGATCGTGGACGGCATCAAGACCGCCGCCGGGTTCATAGGCGACGTCGCCTCCGGGATCTGGCGGGCCGTCGGCACCATGATCAACCAAGCCATCGACCGCATCAACAACGCCCTCGAGTTCACCATCAAGATCGGGCCCAAGCACTTCACCATCAACCCGCCCGACATCCCCCACGTCGCGCTCGCCAAGGGCGGCATCGTCACCCGCCCCACCCTCGCCCTCATCGGCGAAGCCGGCCCCGAGGCCGTCATCCCCCTCAACGACCGCTACAACCCCGCCGGCGACGGCGAGATCCACGTCCACGTCCACCTCACCGCCGAGCAGCTCACCGCGCTCGAGCGCGGCCGCCGCATCGAGTCCGACCGCCGCGCCTACCTCGGCGGCCACTGATGGGCGGCCACCGATGAGCCGGCAGCGGTTCGACACCGCCGACCTGCTCCGCCTCGAGGTCGAGGACGACCCCACCGGGCTGGTCAACCTCGCCCGCAACCCCTCCGGCGACCTCGGCGGCTGGGCCTGGCTCACCCCCCTCGGCTCCTCCAGCATCGCCGGCGACCCCACCACCGGCCACCTCACCTACACCCGCACCAGCGCCGGCACGTCCTACTTCACCAGCGAGCCGGTCGCCTGCACCGCCGGCGACTATATCGCCGCCTCCTACGAGACCGCCGGCGGCAGCGCCTACCACCGCGTCCGGTTCGAGTTCTACGACACCACCGGCGCCCTGGTCTCCTCCAGCGCCCAGACCGCCCTCACCGCCCCCGGCGCCGGCCCCGTCAACGTCAACGCCGTCCAAGCCCCCGCCACCACCGCCTCGGCCCGCCTCCGGTTCGACCTCTACACCAGCGGCGGCGCCAACCCCGCCGGCACCCACACCGCGGCCTGGCGCAAGACCGCGATCTCCACCGCCGCCGACGCCGCCGACCTCGGCACCGTCCGGGTTAACCTCATCCCCAACCCCTCCGCCGAGACCGACACCACCGGCTGGAGCCGCTACGCCCCCACCAACCCGCCCACCCTCGGCCGCACCAGTGCCCAGCACGCCGCCGGCGCGTACGCCTTCACCCTCACCGCCCCCGGCGGCGGACCCAACCCCGGCACCGCCGAGCTCCGCAGCCCCAACCTGACCATCACCCCCGGCCTGGCCTACACCTTCCAAGCCCAGATCCGCTCCACCACCGCCCGCGCCGCCCAGCTGCGGCTCGAGTGGTCCGACGCCATGGGCAACAGCTACGGCACCCTCACCTCCGGGGCGACCACCACCTCCACCAGCGCCTGGACCACCCTGACCGTGACCGGCGACGCCCCCGCCGGCGCCGACCGGCTCCGCTGCGTCGTCCTCATCACCGCCATGACCGCCTCCGGCGAGGTCCACTACATCGACGCCTGCCACACCGAGGCCACCGACACCCCCGGCAGCTACTTCGACGGCTCCACCGCCGCCGCCGGCGGCTGGACCTACTCCTGGACCGGCACCGCCCACGCCTCGGCCAGCCGGGCCCTCGCCTCCAACCTGCCCTACGCCGACCCCGTCCCCTACGCCGACGTCCTCTCCTCGACCGTCGGCGCCATCCGCGTCGTCCGCGAAGGGTTCGCCCTCGGCTCCCTGGCCGCCACCATCCGCAACACCAACCTCGACCCCGCCGTCTCCGACCTCATCCGACCCGGCCGCCGCGTCCGGCTCCTCTACCACGACGGCACCACCTGGCAGCCACTCTTCACCGGCAAGATCAGCCCCGACACCGCCACCACCTACGACCTCGGCGACCCCGGCATCCCCGACCTCAAACGCACCCGCATCGAGCTCGTCGCCGTCGACGACTACGCCACCCTCGCCGCCACCACCCGCAAGAACGGCTACGCCACCGTCGCCGAGCTCCCCGCCGTCCTCGAAGGCGTCGGCGTGCCCTGGTCGGCCAACGGCTCCGGCAACCAAGTCGCCACCACCAACGCCTCCATCCGCTCCGTCGACGACGAAGGCACCGCCCTCGGCCAGGTCATCACCACCCGCGACACCGTCGCCGGCTACGCCTGGATCGACCGCCGCGGCATCGTCACCGTCTGGGACCTCGCCAGCATCGACCAGACCCCCCACCCCGACCCCTACGACGAAGACGTCTACTCCGACATCTCCACCGGCCACGACGCCCAACGCTGCGTCAACGAGGTCACCGTCATCCGCCTCGAGAAGCCCTTCGGCGGCGGCCTCACCACCGAGGTCACCTACGGCCCCTACCGCGACGAGGAGTCCATCAACACCTGGGGTGTCCACTCCCTCGAGGTCCGCATCAACTCCGCCGGCGGCCTCGGCGCCACCGAAGCAGCCGACGTCGCCCACCGCATCCTCGACGCCAACGCCACCCCCGCCGTCCGCGCCAACGAGCTCACCCTCCCCGCCCACCAGACCCCCACCGACGTCGCCACCTACGCCGGCCTCGACCTCTACGACCTCATCACCGTCCAAAACGCCGACACCGGCATCGACGACGACATGAGGATCACCCGCCTCGAGCACACCATCGAGATCGACAAATGGACCACCACCCTCGGCCTCGAGATCAACAACAGCGAACCCCTGCGCTCCACCCCCTTCCTCATCACCCGCAGCAGCAAGACCGCGCTCGCCAAGTCCACCAGCGGCGTCGCGAACACCGACATCCTCGTCCCCATCGGCGTGTTCCTCCCCTACGGCGGCACCACCCCACCCGCCGGCTGGCTCGCCTGCGACGGCTCCGCAGTCTCCCGCACCGACTACGCCGCCCTCTTCGCCGTCATCGGCACCAGCTACGGCGCCGGCAACGGCACCACCACCTTCAACCTCCCCGACACCCGCCGCCGGTTCATCCTCGGCAAAGGCGGCTCCATGAACAACGGCGACAACGACGGCGTCGCCACCGTCAACAACCGCGACCCCGCCCACACCCACACCATCCCCGCCGCCACCGTCGCCACCGACTACAAGACCCCCAACACCGGGACCAACTCCGTCCTGCGACAGACCAGCTTCGACGGCCACAACCACGGCGGCGCGACCGGCGGCGCCACCACCCCCCACCTCGTCGCCACCTACATCATCCGAGCCGCCTGATGAGCGGCGAACAGATCCTCGCCGGCGCCGGCGGCCTCGTCGCCCTCTTCGCCGGCGCCCGCGCCGCCATCAGCCTCGCCCGCGTCGTCCACGCCATCGACCGCGTCGTAGAGCGCGAGCTCGAACACAACGGCGGCGGCTCCATCAAAGACGACGTCCACGGCATCGCCGTCGCCATCGGCCACCTCCAACGCCGCGTCGACCACCTCGAAACCACCCTCGACCGCCACCTCAACGACAGGAAGTAACCCCGTGTCCACCACCGTGTCCGGCTGGCCCGTCCTGCCCACCAACCGCACCACCGGCCCCCTCCCGCGGCTCCGCAAGTGGGTCATCCCCGGCACCAGCCGACACCTCTACCTCCGCGACGGCTCAGCCGGGTTCCTCCTCATCCACCTCGCGCTCTGGTACCACGAGAAGATCGAGCGGCTCGACCTCGGCGTCTGGGACGACTGGGGCTGGGCCGTGCGACCCGTCCGCGGTCAAGACACCGGCTACTCCAACCACGCCGGCGGCGTCGCCGAAGACCTCAACGCCACCCGCCACCCCCAAGGCGCACCCACCGCCAACACCTTCACCCCCGGACAGATCCGCCGCATCCACCGCCGGCTCAAGCTCTACCTCGGGCTCATCATCTGGGGCGGCGACTGGCCCTCCAGCCCATCCAGCACCGCGCTGACCGACGCCATGCACTTCGAGCTGGCCAACGCCCGCCAGTTCCACGCCATCGAACGCCTCGCCCGCATCCTCACCCACACCCCACGCGGCCGCAGCATCCTCCAAGCCAACCCCGGCGCCCGCGCCGTCATCAACTCCTAGGAGCCCCCCGTGAAGCACGCCCGCAAAGCCATCCTCGCCACCACCCTCGCCACCGCCGGCGCCCTCGGCGCAGCCATGCTCGACGGCAACCTCACCACCACCGAGACCATCGCCAGCATCGGCGTAGGCCTCGTCACCGGCGCCGGCACCTGGCGCATCCCCAACACACCACCCGGCACCCACCGCGCCAACTAAGCGGCAGCTGCCACCACGATCGCCCGCAGCCGGTCACGGTTCGCCCGCTCCACGTAGAGGCGAGTCGTGGCCGGCGATGCATGTCCAAGGAGCTCCTGCACGGCGAACACGTCATGCCCCGAGGCCTCGTAGGCCCGGTTCGCGAACCGATGCCGCAGCGAGTGGAGCGTCCAGTCGCCCGGCAGCAGCCGGGTGGCCAGCTTGCCCACCCACCTCGGTGAGAGGTGGCCATCGACCTGACCGGGAAACATCCATCCCGCCGGAAGTCCGCGCAGCTGCGCCGCCAGGCCGTCCGGCATCGGCAGCACTCGATCCTTGCCGCCCTTCCCGTGCGCGACGATCGACCAGCCGGCCAGGTCCTCGATCAGGTCGGCCGAGTGACCAACCGCGATCTCCGCACGCCGCATCCCGAGGTCACACGCCATCCGCAGGATCAGCCGCTCTCGCCACCCGCCAGCCGGGTCATGCATCGCCGCGGCGAGGATCCGATCGGGGGTCGGCCGTGGTGCCGGCGGTGTCGGCTTCACCGACGGCAGCGCCAGCGCCGGCGACTCGTCGACATGTCCACGCTCGACCGCCCACGAGTAGAAGCTCCGCAACGTCGTCCGGTTCGACTTGCGCGTCTCACGAGCCCATGCCCGCTGGCCCGCCCATTCAACGAGCTCGGGGCCGGTGACCCCCCATGGATCCCCGGCCCCGAGAGACCTCGCCAGAGTGTTCAACTGCTGACGCCGCGTCAGGATCGTCGTGTCCGGCGAGCCGCCCGAGCGGAGGTAAGTCGTGTACGCCGTGATGGCCGCCCGCCAGGCGACCGGAACCTCTCTGACCATGCTCCGGTCTACGCCCGGACAGACGACCGCGACCCCGAAACGCCCTCCCGGTCCAGACCGGCCGCGTGTCGCCGTGCGTTCTCGAGCGCGTTTGCCCACCTACCCGTCTCAACGTGCCCGGCCAATGCGCCCAACATGTAGTGCGCCAGCGCCGTGCGCTCCGCGATCGACAGCTCCTCCATCGCCTCGTCTGTCGCCGCATCGTTGACGTTGCGCCGATCCAGCTGCCACGTCAT